ATTGCTAGAAGAAAACTGGTTACCCACCGTAAGAGCATAATTCCCTACTGACGAAGTATCAAAAGTTCCTCTTGTAACAATAAGGCTAATTCCTGTCCCAACATTTAAAGCACTTCCAAGTGTCCAAGTAGCATCAATTCCGTTTATTGTTGTGGTGTTTGATAATACCAATCCATTGGTGGTAAACGTGTAACTAGCGTTACCTGCCCAGTTCATTGCGCCAAAATAGCCATAAGCAATACCTGTAGCGGCAAACAATACGCTACCGTGGAATGCAATCTGCACAGACCCAGCAAAAGTTACGTTACCAGACGCAGGCCCAGCCATTGAGAATGCCGCACATCGGGCAATCGTTACGCCAGCGTCAATCGTTGCTGTATAGGCTGTAGCGTTTGACAAGGAATCAAAGTTAACAGTATCTAAAGAAGTAGGAATAGCCGCACCAGACGCGCCACCAGATGATGTAGACCACTTAGTTGTTGATGACCAGTTGCCTGTACCACCTACCCAATACAAAGTTCTTGGCGCAGGCGCGGCTGTTCTAAATACGGGGGCTGCTGCTGTACCTGTACTATTAGCGCCAGCGTAAAACTCACCGGGTGACGAGGTGCTGATACCCCACGTTCCCATTGCAAGGTAATCAATACCTGTGACAGCGGGGCCAGCAATTAAGTTATCAGTCCTTGTGCCTGTAAGAGTAACTACGTTGCCTACGGTTCCTGTCACCGACCACTCCCCAAAAGTATGAGTATTTGCACCAAAAGCAATAGTATGAGCTACTGTCTTGGTAGAAGCCAATTCTGCAAATGTATTAGCTCCCGTAAAGGCTGTTGTTTGCGAAGTTGTTGTACTGCCAAGTGTTAATTTACTGTAATAAAGACCGCCACCTGCAAATGTCCTTGATGAACTACTAGTGTTTAAAACAATTGTTGCTGTTCCTGCAATTAAAGTTCCTGAAGCTTTCCACGGAGTTGTTGTACTGCCACTTAATGTCCACGTACCAGAACCCATTTTTAAGGTTCCGCCAGTTGTTGAACTAACAGCGTTGGTGGTTACGTTATAGCTTACAGCATCAAATGTTCCAGAAAATAAAATTAATCCATCTGCTCCAGTTGTAATTCCTGTTGATAAAGCGTCTGCAAGTTGTACAGTTCCTGTTAAATTATCAACGTAAACATCAAAAAAATCTCTGCCTGCACTTGTAATGGTTTGAGTAGTACGACCATTAAAATATACGGTATTAATAACACCAAGGGATTTAGGAGTTAATGTTATTCCAGTTCCATTTATCCAGTTTCCAAAAACACTAGCAAATCCTGCAACAGTAGTGTCAAACGTCATATTATTTCCCGTTCGCAACGACATATCTATCGTGCCAATTTGGTAGTTGGCGTTGAGAGAGGTCGTTGAACCTGATGCGGGATATGTTGCCGCAGGAAATACGGCAGTATCTTGTGCTAAGGGGAATGCAGCGTCATCAAATGCGCCACCAGAAGTCAGCGACCATGAGCCGGGGCTTGCCGTTCCCCAAGCCGAAGAGCCTGTTTGCCTATAGTAAACAGTCTTAGCCGCAGGAAATGTTATTCCGCTATTACCGCCAGTATCACCAAATCTTGTACCAGAAATAGGAGAGGCAGTTCCTGCAATAGATATGTCGGAAAAATCTATATCAGACGCGCCAGCCGCAAAAGAATTAACAGTTAATGTGCTTTGAGTGCCAAATACAGAAGAATAAAAAAACGTGCGATATGCTGAAGCAGTACCAGCATTAACTGTAAATGTGCCGTTAATTGTTTGGTTTCCCTCAATACCAATTGGAGCAATACCAATAGTTGTTCTACCAGCTATGGATAGGTTATTAAATGTATTTGTGCCTGATATTGATGAAGTAAATATTGCAGTAGATGTAAAGGATACGTTGTAAAATGTTTGACCTCCACCAGCAAAAGTAGGACCAATAGAAGAACTACTTATTGTTGATGTTCCTGCGTTAAATGTAAGATTAGTTGATGTGGTAAAAATAATAGAACCACCTAAAGTGAGGGTAGAAGCATTTAAATTAATTGTTCTTACGTTTGTATTAGTTGAATAAATTGAACCAGTGGTTACAGCATATCCTTCAGTATCAAATGTACCGTTAGTAACAGTTATAATTATTCCAGAAGCACTAAGCGCATCAGCAAGTTGAACAGTGCCACCGTATGTGTCTACAGTGATTGGGCATGAGAATGTCTTACCTGCACTAGTGATGGTTTGTGTACTTCCGCCAGATAATGTTTGGATTGCTGTTCCACTTAATGTTGTTCCGCTTCCATTTGTCCAATTGCCGTACCATGTTGTTGCGTTAGTAAAAGCTAATGTCATTGCAGTTGTACGCGCAGACATATCTACTGAAGACTTAAAAGTAATTGCCGAATCAAATGTGATAGTTCCAGTTACGCTTCCTGCGTCTGTAAACGTAGCTGTATCTTGAGGTAATGGAAAGTTATCAGTAGATGGCGTTCCTGTTGAAGTGGTTGCCCATGCGTCTGCAGACCAGTTTTGTGAGCCAGCTAAGTTCCAATACACAGTCTTAGCCGCATCAAACGTAATGCCTGAGTTGTTACCACGGTTACCTATACGAGTACCGCTGATAGGTGCGGCTGTGCCTATGACGTAGATATCACGGAAGTCTGCATCTGTTAGGCTTGGAGCGCTGTTGACTGTGAGTGTGAAGCCAATACCGTATGTGGCAGAAGCAAAGAATACACGGCGGTTACCTGCGGTGCCTGTTGTAGACAGTGTGCCGTTGATTGTTTGGTTGGCGGCGAAGGTTAAGTTTGTTACACCAGCGGCTGCGGGGGCGGTAACAGATAAGTTGTTAAATGTGTTTACGCCCGTGATCGTTCTTGTACCGGCTGTTGTTGAAGTAAACGCTACGTTGTAAAAGGTAATGCTAGTTGCAGAGTTTAATGAAGAACTTCCTGATGCACAGTTGATTTGTGATGTACCTGCATTAAATGTAAGATTAGTTTGCGTAGTAAAATCGACTGCGCCAATGGCAGATAAATTAACAGTTGAAGCATTTAAATTTATTGTTCTTATGTTTGAATTGACGGAAGATAAAGAAGTGGCAGTTACAGCATAATTTCCTGATGACGAAGTATCAAACGTTCCATTTGTTACTGTAAGTGCATTAGTAACAGTTAAAGCACTACCAAGTGTCCAGCCGCCACCAACACCATTAAACGTAATAGGCGCACCAAGAGAAACGCCATTAGTTGTTACTGTTTTACCTGTTGTCGTAGCGTTAAATGTGGTTGTGCCTGTATATGTGCGAGTAAAGTTTGTGGCTTGAAATGTAAGACTGCCTGATACTGTTAATCCAATACTTGACCCTGCAAGGGTCATCGTTCCATCTAAACCTGACGCTGTAAAGTCATTACAGACCCTTGGCGTGTTTGCCATAGTGCAGGTAAATGCCGTTGTTCCACTATTTGAGTTAGCATCAAAAAATACGTTATCTGCCGCAGTAGGCACAGATGCGCCAACAGTAGCCGCACTCATGCTTTGAGAACCGTAAGTTCCCCCAATAGTTACAACCCACGTATTTACAGAACCACTAACAATTGTTCCAAGTGAAACATGAGTACTTGAGAATACAGTCATGCCAGCTACAAGTGCTGGTGATCCAACAGTCGTTAATGTAGTACCTGTACAACTAGCGGTAAAAGATAAACCAGTGGCCGCAGACCAGTTTGTAGTTTGGCTGCTACCCCAAGTACCTGTACCACCTACCCAATATCTGTCAGCCATCTATGGCCCCTTACGCTTTAACGTACCAAGTGCTGTTTACTTCAATCAGCTTTGCGCCAGATGCTGGAGTGCCTTCTAATAAGACATAGTCTTCGCCAGCAATATTGATTGTTTGAGCAGGTGGAGTGGGTGTTTCTTCAACAGTTTCGGCAGGGGGTGCGTTCACAATAGCCCACCAGTTGTCATAGCGTTCTTGCTTCATTGCTTGAATTTCAACGTCTGTGAAAGCGTGATCTTCTGGCAAATGCAAAGCATCACGGAATACGCCGTATGATGAGTCAAACTCAAAGTCAATCTTAATCATTATGTTCTCCAAAACAAAAGTACCCGCTACGGCGGGTACACAGTGATACCCGTAGGTGACTATTAACCCGCAAGGTTCAAGGTATAAGTCACGTTCAGCGTGTCGCCAGATTCAACAACACGGTCGCCCGGAGCACTGAAGTCAGCAGCCGAAAACAAAGTTCCGGTAGTACCACCCTTGGTACTGTTACTTACCAAGAACGCGCCGCCAACAGTTGCAGTTCCGTTAATGGTAAATGCCGCCACTGAAGCAGAGTTTGTTGCAACAGAAGGGTTAGCCGTCGTAGCCGTGGCAAACGTACAGGCAGGGCGCGTGGCATTGCTGTACGCTGTAACTTCAGTCCAACCAGCATGGGAAGACATGGTGTCGCCAGCCGCAGGGCTGTTAGTTGCCCCAGAACCATACAGCCCAATGAACCAAGAAGTGACTTGAGTAACGCTGGTTAACGCCGTGCCGCACATGTATTGCAGACCTACGTTGACCACAAGATTGTCTTCTTCTGCTTCCCACTTTAACGCGCCATCTTTGTCATAGCACTCCATTTTAAATCTGCCAAGCGCGAGTGCGTTATCGCCAGAACGTGTTCCTGCAACTAAACCGCTTGTAACAGTGTCGGTGCTTTTTACTTTTTCGTTAGACATGAGAGTGCTCCTTATGCGATGCGAATAATTGCTGACGTGTTTGATACAGCGGGAAACTGTACCGTGAATGTTGTGGTTGAAGTCTTGTCTGCGCCAAAGTCTAGCACGCAAACTGCTGGGTTTCCACCACCACTTTGATAAATCAAAGCGCCACGCGCAGTAAGAGCCGAAGTCCAGACTGCGTTGTTAAAAGAGATGTAGGCCGTATTACCGGAGTTGCCTACCGTGGGAGTTTGCGCAATCGTGAGTGCCAAGCCGCCAGCCGCGTACCCAGAAGCCACAACCTGACCCGTAGCCGTATAAGCCGTGGTAGAGGCATTAAGTGTGGCGTCATTGGTATAGAGTGCAATATAGAACGTCCCCGAAGTGAAGTTGAATGTGCCGTTCATCAACCCAGTCTTAAACACGTTGCAGGAGAAGTTGCCTTGAAAAGCCATTATGTCACCGCCTGTCTATACTGACCAGAACGGTACGCATCCTGACGCTCCATACCATCGCCCAGACGTTTAGCCAACGCAAGCGCCTCTTTGTACTTCGCGTCATACCCAGCAATGATATCGACTTCGCCCTTCATAAAGCTGTAAGCCTCTACCAAAGAACCATAGAGCAACACAGAGTCAAAGTTGTCGCCCAGCCATGTTTGACCAGACGCTACAGTGGTGATTGACTCAGGGTAGTAGTAATAGTGAAGCTCAATTGTGTAGACAGTATCCGGTGTTGGGCCAAGAATAAACGACAACTCGTTTGAGATAGTTACTCCGCTTACTGTTGGGCCAAACAACGCGTAATACTTAGGGATGGCTGTATCTGTTGGGGTTGGATATGCTTGCCGGATAAAATTTACATCTTTGTTCAACAAGTACTCGTAAGCGCCCGTAGCATCGACTACGGCCATTGAATAGGTAGCTAAGAAGTCAGATGGGCACGACAAATACTTGTTGCTGCTAGTTGTTGTGCCGGTTACATTCTTACGCAATGATGGGAACTGAACTGAGTTGTATATGCGCTGCTCAGCCTGCGTAATGAAAGTATTGATCTGCGTAGTCGCATTAACCGTACCCCCACTCGCAAGGTATACATCAGGGAACTGATTCTCCGTGTATGTCTGAATAGTGTTATACAACGTCGTGTAGTTCATGCCATCGGGCCTCTACTCATCAAGCCCTTGGTAGCCGCTCCTGTGCCACGCATTTTGATACCGTCGGTTTTGACTTGCTTGTCACCAGCATTTTTGCTGATGTTGCCAACGCTCATGTTGACCGTGTCGGCTTTGCTGCGGTTTGGCTCTTTGCCGGGGTTAGACTCAATGCCCACAGCCTTACCAGACATATTGTGTGGTTGCGCATAGACGCTGGCAGGGCCAACTTCTTTGCCGTCTCGTTTCATGCTGAATTTAGCCATTATTTGCCTCGCT